GAATGGGTGCAGATGCTGGTCAAGTGGGTGCTCAGCGACAATGCTCGAGCTGCCGCTTCGAACGTTCGCCAGTTTCCGGCGCGCCAGTCCAATGGGCCTGACTTTGATGACACCAGCTGGGCTGATGACTTCGGGGGTGGTCTATGAGCGCCAAATCAACGGCACCGCGTAGTGCAGGTCAGATGCTGAAGTTGGCAGGCGCGACCGAAGACCTCCGTGCTGCCGTTGGTAACTACCAGTCACCAACGCCAATGCCTATGCCGGAATCTCTGCCATCCGGTACGGTCGAGGTCGTTAACGCATTGTTCAAGGAGCTTCGAAGTATTTTCCCCGCCTGGAAGCAAGCCTGGCCAGATGACCCCTCTCTGCAGGCCGCCCGGCGCAGCTGGGTCAAAGCTTTCATCGTTGCCAAGATCACGCAGCTTGAGCAAATCCAGTTCGGCGTCGAGCGGTGCCGCGAGCTGGGAACCGACTTCATCCCTAGCGTGGGCAAATTCATCAAGCTGTGTATGCCAACTCCGGAAATGCTAGGCATACCTTCCAGTGACCGGGCGTTTCGTGAGGCCTTGGAGAATGCGCACCCGAGCCGTTTCGGTGCCCGCACCTGGTCTCACCCGGCCATCCGGCACGCGGCACTGCAGTGTGAGATTCACAATCTCGGCGACCTGCAGCCCGAGAAAGCCAGCGAGGTCTTCGACAGGGCTTACGAAATCACCATCCGCCGGCTGGCGTCCGGTCTTCCGCTGGAAGACATCGCGATCGGCATCGGGCACGACAGCCAGAAATCGGCAGTTGAGTGGGCATATGAACTGACCGAGCGCGTTGCGCAGGCCCAGGTGTCGAGGATGGGAATTCCTGCTGACGGCCAGTCGGCGCGTGAACAGCTGTTACACCGTTTCGGTTTGAAGCCTTCGGCGCGGGTTGGAGGTGCTCAACATGCCTAACCCGTATCTCGCTCCCACAGACCCTGCCGAGTACCGGTATGCCGTGCATTGCTGCGCCTACAAGTGGGATCTCACCGATAAACCAGATCGCGCTGTAGCGCTATTCGAACATCGCTCGGCCGCCGAGAAGTTCGGCAGCCTGATGTGGCCGAGCACTTTCGAAGTAATCGACATCACCACAGGAGAGAAGGCATGAACGACATGCTGCTTCATCTGTACATCGCTTTCATGACGATCGTCGCCGTTGGCCTTTGGTGGGGCATCCGTCGTCTCGAACGACGTGCCCGAATCGCGCGGGGTAATCGCGAATGACGCCGGTCGCTATGAAGCAGATCAAGCAGAAGCCGACCCGCGCCAAGCCAGTCGACCGTGAAGGCCTGGAGCAAGCGGCATTGATGGCTGAGCTTCGTGCCCGCATGCCCGAGGTCGCTGACCTGATCTACCACGTCCCGAACGGCGGGCATCGCGTGAAGGCCGTTGCCGCGAAGTTGAAGGCCCAGGGCGTGAAGGCCGGTATTCCCGATCTGGTCCTGCCGATGGCCCGCGGCGGGTTCTTCGGTTTGTACATCGAATTCAAGGCAACGCCGCCGAACGATGCCGCGATTTCGTCCAGCCAGCATGAACGCATTCGCAAGCTCAATGCCCAGGGGTATCTGGCGGTGGTGTGCCGCGGGCACTTCGACACGATGGAGCAGATCCGCGCCTACCTTCGGCTCGCTCCTACAGTGGTGGCCGCATGACCAGCGCCGCAGTGAAGATGTCCGACGCCGAGATAAAACGGCAGGCTGCCGGCGATGTCCGGGATCTGCGCGACATCGAGAATCGCGGCCTGTACCTGCGCTTCACCCGGGCTCGCGCACGTGCGTCCTGGTACCTGGTGGTGAAGGGGGAGTGGAAGCGAATAGGCGCCTTCCCGGACCTCAACACCAAGCAGGTGATCGCGGCGCTGCCGGCCATCCGCCTGCGGCTGGAAGCCGGGACCGGCGCGAACCTGTCGAAGTGGGCCACTGTCGGCGAGCTGCTGACCTGGTATGCAGAACGCATGTCCCGCGACCGCAACCTCTCCAGCAAGCGCAAGAAGACCGGCGCGTCTGCCATCAAATGTCACCTGATGCCGCGCCTGGGTGACCTACCACTGACCGGCATCGACAAGGCGACACTCGACACCCAGCTCATGTGGCCGCTGCAGGAAAGCATTTCCATCGACTACGTGCGCTCGGTGTTCCAGCTGCTGGCCCTGGCCTTCCGGCAGGCGTTCAAGCTGGGGCTGATCTCTGCCAACCCGATGGCGACCATCAAGTTCAACGACTTCTCCAAGGCCAAGGTCGGGATCAAACCGTCGCGCCTTCGTGGCGTGCAGCTGTTGGGCGTGCTGGAGCAGCTTGCCGCCGTCATTGTGGCTGAACCGCTGGATGCCATGTTGGCTTTGATGATGCTCTGCCACGGCACGCGCATCGGCGAAACCCGGCAGGCACGCTGGTCACACATCAGCCTGGCCGAGCGTGAGTGGTTCATTCCGGCCGAACACACCAAGACCGGCGTCGAGCATCACCTGCCATTGACCGAGCAGGTATGCGCACTGCTGATGCGGTACCGCGACGGTCAGTACACCCGCGGCTACGACGGCCAGTTCCTGTTCCCGGCGCGCAACGGCAAGGCCCTGAGCGAAGGCCAGGCCAGCGCCGTGTTTGCCCGGTTGGGGCAGGGCGAGTGGACCAGTCATGACCTGCGCAAGGTTGCCCGTACCGGTTGGGCAGACCTCGGCATCGACCACCTGATCGGTGAGCTGCTGATCAACCATGCCATGGGTCACAACGTGAAGGTGTACATCCAGTCGGACGTGATGGGGCGCAAGCGTGATGCCCTGGAGCAGTGGCACGCGCATCTAGACCAGAAGGGTTTTGCTCTGATTCACGGATTGACCGGCTTTAGATTCGGAGATTCCGGTAATGCGCTGCAAGCCACAGAACATAAGGCCTGCGAGGCCATTCAAGAATCAACCATAGGCGAGGTTTAAAAATGCATATTTCCGATCATGGCGCCTTCGCCCTCTCCGTGACGACTGCCTTGAATAAGGTCGAAAAACCAGCTTTCGACCGGTCAAAAGTGTTCATGGTCTGCATGCTTCAGTTCGACGAATTCCGCCGCTTGCACGTCGTCATGCAAGGCGGGCACACCTTCGACATTGATAGCAACCAGGTGCCGTTTAGCCTCGATGTCGCCGCCGACTGGCTAGTTGGTGCCGTATGAAGAAGCTCCACGGATCACTCCAGAAGCGCGAACTGAAGTTCATCGTCGAATGCAACATCTGTCTCGGGAAGGGCGAACGGCTCGGACTTTTCCACTATCTCGAGTGCGAGCAATGCCTGGGCTCTGGCTGGGTCTGCGGCCACACGCTGCAGACTCTGCCGTTGAGCGACGTTGTGCCGGTACTCAATGCGCGCTTGAAAGACGCGCTCACCGAGATCGCCAAGGCTCGCCATGTCATCCGCGGTGCCCAGCAGCAATACGAACAGAACAACCGTCGCGGTGCTGGCGGATCGAACTACACAGGGGATTGAGACATGGGCATTTATAAAGACGTGATGGGCACCCTGGTACGGGTACTAGCCGCCGATAACATCGATAACAGCACCAAGCAGTCTTGGCAAAAGCTGATCGACGCTGACGTTCGCTCGGGTGGTGTCGGCAGCTCGCTCTCGGTGCGCGATAAGTTCGATTACGACTGCTGCCTTTATGCGCTCCTGCATCGTCAGCTTGAGCCGGCACAGTGGGATGTTCTGGTTGCGAAGTACTCCACGCATAAGGCCAACAAGGTTGCCGCCATTGGCCGGCTGGTGGCCCGTATGGTTTCCCCAGCGCCGCAACTGTTCATCTATAAGGCGCTCACCGCGTGGGCCATTCCCAAGCTGAAGGGTGTCCAGAACGGCAAGCGCTCCACCGATATGATTGTCCTGCCGGCTGAGTTCTACAACATGAATACCTGGGACATGGAGGGCAAGCCAGAGTCAACACGTCGGCGCTGGAAGACGGGCATCACTAAGCGCCTTGAGACTTTGGAAGAGGCTGCAGTCATCCATGCGACCGAGATATTCGACCGGGAAGAAATCTTCATTGATGCTGCTTGACGTAGTGGCGGAATGATCGTAATTTAGCCCCATCATGTCGATCTTGCGTGTTATGAGAGACGACGAAAAAGGCCCGGCATTCTGTCGGGTTTTTTTATGAGCGCAGTAATTGTAGGGAAACAAAATGCTGAATCGGCTAGTAAAAAAAATAGGCGTTGAACTTTTAACTACCCTGATCGCAGCTCTAGCGTTGCTCGGACCAGTTCTATATGTAATGGCCGCTTGTTTCGAGTTTGGTCGATTGTCTTACTACCAAGCCCCGGTGGGATTCGTGCAATTTGGTTCGATCGGTATATTCGACGTGCTCTCCGGATCGGGCGGCTATGCATTTTACGGATTGCTAATCCTACTCGGTTTTATTTTTCTTCTGGCGGCGCGTGGACGACGCCGAGTAGTGGTTGGGGCGTGCATCATAGGGATGATTGCAATTCTAATGGCCACGAATTCATCTCAGTTGAAGTGGCAAATTGCCTTGGGCGTGATTGCGATGTTGGGCTTTCTAGTGGCTCTTTTTACAAATGCTGCAGCGGGTGACCATGAAATTTTGCCTGCCATTGCTGCAAATGAAGCGCCTATCAATGAGCTTGCAATTGCTCACTTGGTAACGAAGTTTATATTTTGCTTAGCG